GCGTAGAGTCCTCGTAAACAGGGCCTAGCCAACGCCATAAAACAGTTAAATCACCATCTGGAATTAACCCCACTACATTAGGCGGAATCATCTGTGTTTCGATGCACGCCATCATGATTTGTTTGAGCTTTTGCTCATACATTTGCATGGCTTGCTTGTACATCTCTTGTTGATCTTCTGGTGCACCAGGATCCAAAGCAACTGGTTTCTCTAGTTTTGCTGCTTGAGCCAATGTTGATTTAAACAGTTGCTCTTCTTGGTAAATAATTAATTCAAAACAACGGCAGATGCCATGCTCATAAATTGCATTTGCTTTCTTCTTCGTTGTTGCAGCGACACGACCAAAGAGTGATTTGTATTCAGTCGCAGTTACACCAGCAGAAATAGAAAGCTCATCAACGCCGCCAAGGGCGGTACGAATCTCTTCTCGATACTGACGGCCGAAAGCATTCTGGTCCCCAGTAATAGCATCTGGAACAATGTAACCAACACGGTCGTTAGGTTCCAGGTTCGCAATAACGCGTGGCACTCTGATCTGTGCTTCCATACCACGGCTGACAGGATCAGCCTTAAACATGGATGCACTCATTGGCGATTGGCTGGCAAATCCTGAGTTGGCAGCAATAGAAGGACGTTGAATTGCCATGTCACCACCGGCTTCCATCAAGTCGGTTTTTGGACGCGATGACAACAGTGTGGGATTACCAAAGAAGGTAATGTTCTTGCGCATCGTACGCATCAATTCATCATGCGTACAAATGGCATTGGCTAATGCATCAAAATCACCATGACCTTCTGCAGAGAACCCCAAGGGATTGTTTGTAATTTCGACACAAGGAATAAAATTGAGTGTATTGGGAAGTTTCTTGGTATCGCCCGTCAAGATATAGCTGGGCATATCAAAGTTGAGTTCAGATTCAGAGTGGGTCTCCTCAATTGAATCTGCTTTGATTGACAAACGAATGTAACGTTTTGCCCCAGGGGTGTAAGCATTGGTAACACCTGTTACGTTGCTGAGGCTTTTCATTTGGATGTCAGCAAAGCCACTCATGGCCTTGCGCACTTTATAGCTATAGATGATTACAACTTCATCCAGTTCGCCATCAACGTTGTAATAGGAACGATACTCATGTTTACGGAAATAATACAGACGATAGTTGTTTTTAGTAGGGCGGATATAAAAAAGTCCTTGACCATCACAAATGAAATACTCCCAAATTGAATCAAGTCTTGTATCAAGTTTGTTGTACTTGCAAACGCGATCTAAAAAGTCCTTGCGTTGCGAGCCAAAGTTGTCTTGCGATGGAAAGAACTCAACTCCTTGGCGAATGCCAAAGAGTTTCATCTGTGCAATATGAGACGCAACAATGCCTGTGTCAACAACAACGCCACTATCTCGATCAAGATAAGCGTTGATAATTTCTTGAAGTCTGGCTTTAGCGTCCGCCATTATTTGCTTTAGTTATTGAATAATACTAGCAGGTTTTAAGAAACCGTTATGTTTGAAAAGCCCGCAGGAAGCGTACCTCTATAGAACGATGCATTAGCAGCGTTTGCACCATAAGGAAGATTGCTCATCGCGGCACCATTCCCTGGAGCACTTGGGTCGTAACGCCCACCCATCTGTGCCATGGCTCCGTAAAGATTGCTGGAACCAAACGGACTGCCTGCCATTGGAAGCTGCGGAAATCCTGGTGCTCCTGGCATTGGTTGTGGCTGCCCTGGGCCATACACGTCATCAATATCTTTGCGATTCTCACCAGGAAGAATTGGTTTGTCTTTATTCTTTGCGCCTGGAATTTGAAAGCGAGGATCAAAAGGGCTCGCTGCCATTGCTCCGGAATTACCTAAACCTGTGCCATAAAAACCGCCAGGTTGTGTAAGATAGTTCACTCTAAATACTTTCTCTGCTGGGACTATTCTACTCTTCTATAACTTCGTATCCCGCCGCATCATTGACTTTGGTAATAATGATTCCCGTACCACGTACATCCCAATTCAGTACGTCACCTTCTTGCCAGCCAAGCTCTTCAACTACTTCGTCGGGAAACGTAATGTATTGGTCTCCGTTCTCGTCCTCTTGGACCTCAAGGATGTAACTCATTTGGATTCAAGCAATTTCTCAACCAGCTTATCAAGCTTTGCATTGATCTGATTAAAATTATCATGCATTTGTTGGATCTCCCTTAAGAAGTCGACCTTAAGCACGTACTCCAAAGGCATTCGCTTCAGATCGTCTTCCAAAACATCAATCCTTCTTTTTTGTGAGCCAATGTAATTAAAAGCTTGTTGGATCTGGTCGTTTTGCCTACCAAGGATCTTACCTGCTACCCAGCTTCCGCCAGTAACTGCAGATATGACGGCTGTTAAACCGATGGCAACGTACTCAGGTCCCACAACCAACTTTGCTTTTTATCAATTCTAAGTTTAGTAATCAACATGAAGTTGTCCTTTACGCATCAATCCATTAATCATCCAAACTAACGAATCCACACAGTCATCATGACTGCTAACACCAAAGTTGGTAAGCTCTTCAAACATTGCAGTAAAGTTGCGATAACGATTAAAAATAAGTTTGCGGTCTTCAAACAAACCCATGCAACCACGGAAGCGCGCCAATTTATCTGCACGGAATCCCTTGACAGGATGCCAATTTAGATTGTAAAGACCTTCATTGGTTAAACACACTCGTTTAAAGTCAGCCTCTAGTGAAGCCTGGTACTGCACAGCTTCTGAATAAATATCACATGTTGAGTACGTTGGATAGTAATTACCATTCTCATCTTGGCCAATGATATTCCAATCGTTAAGAAGTTCTTTTAAGGCATCTAGTTTTTCAAGGTTACCCATTACACGCAACCGTCGATAATCAATAACATGAATGCGATCACCAATGCGTCCACCTAATGTCATTACGGTGTAATCATTCTTTTCTTTAGTGCCAGCGGATAAGTCAACACCAACTGCAAGGCAATCAAATTCAGTTGCGATTTCTGCTTTAACAATAAGCTCTGGTGCAAGGGACAATTCGTTTTGTCTGACAACTTGATTCATGTACTGGAAAGAAAAAGCAATCGGTGCTTGTCGTTTCTTTTCCTTTAGGTAATCAAGTGACCACATATCAGGCCAGTAAGAAACTTCTTCTCCCGTCTTGGGATCAGTAAGGATTGCTGATAACACAATCTGCAACCAATTGTTTTGAGGGTTGAATGTTGTTGCGTGAATATCATCATGCCTAAAGCGCGTGCCAAGGCAAATAGCTCTTGCTCCTTCAAACATGGTAGGTGCAATCACAGCATTCCAGTTATCCTGCATTTGTTTACGAATGTCAGGGTTAGAAATATCTGCTGCAGACTTAATAGCGTCATCGATGATAACCAAATGTGAACGTTTGGATGTCACTGAGCCTTTAAGACCTGCAGCGCACAACGTAAATTGTTCTTCACCGGTCGTGTCAATACCTGCAAACTTGTGATCGATGGACCAGTACTCATTACTAGTGACGTTCTTTAAAAGACGTACAGTTGGGAATACTTCTTGATATCTTTTGCTTTCAATGATCCGCTTAATCGTTGCTGACTTAGAACGTGCAATGTCAACCGTATAAGAGAGATAAAGAATTTGAAGAGGCTTCTTTGCTTGTGTATGTAGACCAATAGCCCATGCTGTAAACAAGCCTAAGATTGTGGACTTAGCTGATCCTCGTGGTGCCAAAAGATCAACGTTTGGTCCAGCAATTTTTATAAGACACGCACTATCTTCACCGGTCACAAAGTGACGGTGCCATTCTTTGTGATGTTGTGCAGGAGGTTTGTCGGCAACATAATCACAAAAGTATCCAAAGTCTTCTCTTGCTTTTTTTAAAGCTTCCATATTACGTGGTGCACGAATTTGTTGCCTACGTGCAGCAGCTTGCGCGTTACGTCGATATGCAAGATGTTGGTATGCAGGCACAATAAGTAATCAGTTACTAACTGAATACTACTTCATTCGTTGCCGTTTTTGTTTTTCTTCTTCTGCACTTGATATTGGCGCGCTTTTTCCAGGGCTGCTTGTTGTTTGTCTTTGTCCGACATTGGGCTGTTGTCCTGGTTGCGGGCTTCCCGTTCCTTGAGGTGTGCCAGGATTTGGGGGAGCTGCCGGCGGTTGGGTTTCGTTTTGTTCATTTCGTGTTGTTGCAACTGCGTCTAGCACTTCGGCGCCTTGTGACGCAGGGCTCTTTGTTTCACCACCAATGGGAGCACCTTGTAAAACACGACGACCACTGAAGCGATCACGATTTTCTTGTAACCTACGGACTGCTGCGCCAAGGCTACCTGCAAGCATCGCATCATTACCTGGTGTTTGTCCAGGGATAGCTTGTGGTGGTGATTGGTTCATCATGTATGTATTTTAACTTAACTGTCTTCGTATTGCATTTTGGCCCAAATACTCATGGAAGCTTCTTCCAATGGAATCTCAATAGGATCATCTTTAAAAATAATTTGCAATTCTCGCAGTGCACGATCTGCCCCAGCCATCAACAAACCCTTACGATCTCGACTAGATGTAAAGAGTTCAATTTGTGCAATAGTGCCACGCAATTCTTTTTGCATGCCTGCAATACGTGCAACACCTGCATCACGCTTAACAACACCGTTGTCTACGTCTTCACGTAACTTACGGATGTCTTCTTGCATCTCCTCAATTTCGTAGAGAAGTTTCTTGCGATGATCAGGTTTTTTGTAATGAGCTTTTACCCAAAGATCACACGCAGAAATGCTACCTCCGTAGCCAAGGAACCTGGCATAGAGATAGCACTCGATGACTGAGAATGTTTCTTCTGCAAAACTACAGAACGCATCTTGATCCGAGGAAGTTAAGTTATCGACCCACTGGTCAAATAACTCAATATCGATAGCCTCGTTGCGCCTGGTTGTAGTCTCTTGCTTCGTCAGATTGCTTGAACTCTTGTTCTTGTGCACCAGAGGTACGTTGTTCTGCCGCACCTTTGCCGATGGTTTCACGCTCTTGGGTTCCAGCATCTTCTAATTTTTTCTTGGAGAAACTATAAGCCACTTCAGCAGCCTGTCGATATTTGTCAATATCAAACGGATCATCTTCGTTTGGTTTATTGACTTGGCCGGGTGGCAACGTTGTCATGGCTTATAGTGCTCTCAAGATCAGAAGTTAGACATCATGCTAGCAAGGCCCTGTTGGAAGATATCACGGCGACCTTCAACAGATTTTTGACGTTGCTGACGACCTTTAGATGCTTCAAGACGCTCAAGAAGTTTCTCAAAATTACCAAGGTCAAAATTAGTAGCGCTATCGCTACCAGTATCAGTAAGTGCGTTGGTCATTTTTATAACCCAATGTGAAGGTATCTAATTATTATAAACAGACTTAACCGAAGGCTAATCCAAGGAGATTGTACATCTTCTGATTAGCATCCATCCTGGCAATGTCTTTGTCGGCTTGGGTCCTTAATCCCATAATCTGGGTATCGTACTTACCTTTTGCTTCAACATTCTTAAGCGAGTAAGCACCCTCAATCTCCGCTACATCTTTTAAACCAGCGTTAATGATGTTTTGGAGCGAAGCTTTCTTGTCGCCTTCGATTGTTGCAACGGCCTGACGCCAGCGCTCTTCGGAATCTGTGGCATATTTTGTTCCTTCAAGCTGTCTGTCGTAACCATAGTTAGAAGCACCTGCTTGAATCTTTGCAAGTTCTACAGCGGATTGATTGCGAATACGATCGCTCTCAAGGCCAAATTCACCTTGCTGCGCACCCTTCTCAAGTTCAAGATCCCTATACCATTGCCAAGATGTTTTTGGATCTACAGCAGGATTAGTAGTTTCTTCTTTTTCTACTTCTGTTCCAGTGCCTGACTTATCTTCAGGTATGTTTACTGTATTTCTACTTGTTTGATAATATTGCTTGCCACTATCGGATAAAGAAAACCCTTTGTTTAAAATTGTTTCCTTTAGATCTGGAAGTCCCCTACCGGTTCCGGTAGCAATCGCAGCAAACTCTTTACCGCCTACTTTGTTGCCAGTGATGTTGTATTTAACGCCACCAATTGAAATCGTTTGTTCTTTTGGTTTTGATTTTGAAGCGTTTTGCTCAGGCTTGCTTTGCTGCTGCTGTTGAGGTTTGTTCTGCTGTTGCTGTTGAGGTTTGTTCTGCTGTTGCTGAGGCTTATTTTGTTGTTTATTTTTTGACATGATTTACGCTCCTTTATAGCCGCCTGGCATGTACTTGCTAATTGGCGTGCTTGTCGAAGCAT